TCAATCGCTTCAAAAGTGCCGCCATTAGCAGCTTTTACATTCTCAAGTAAATTCTTTTCTGCTTCAGATACGTCAAGAATATAACATTTTTCTTTATTAGTAATGCTTAAAGAATCAGTAGCATCATCTTTTGTATAATAAACCCTCTCATAACTACCATTGGTATAATTATACGCAACAGCATAGCTATCATAAATATCGCAAATAGCATAGTCAATTGCCCAACCAGTTTCTTCACAATAATTTATATTTAAGAGGCTCCAAAGACCGTCATGCTTCTGTCTATCAGAAAGCTTAAAATTAAGTTCTTGCATTTGGGGCTTTTCCTCCATTTCTGGTTCTTCGGGCGCGTTAGCAAGATTAAATTGCTTAATCTGCTCAACCATATCATTTAAAGAAGTATAAAGTGAGTAAAAAGCGCTTCCTTCAAAGCAGGGTTCGGTATTGTTTCCTAAAACTTGCAACCCTAAGAAGCAACCACTTGTATAAACAAAAACTCTGCGCCCTTCAACAATTTTCCACGCGCCTTCTATCGAAGGCTCGTATAACTCCATGGACTGGCTTTTTCCGGCTATATTTTTTGCTTCTTCATAAATACCAGTCCACAACAAAACGTCCGCGCAAGCATATTCTCGTTCAACCCCATCTTCATCTAAATGCTTTTCCCAAGCAAAATTCATTGGATCGGGAACCACGCCGTACGCGCGGCCTTGTGTACGTTTAATCCCATGGTCAGTAAAATCTTGCCCTTCATCATCCAAAATTCCCTTTATTGGCGCATAAGCTAAAGATGAAATTAACTTTTCAGCATACTCGTCCGTTATATAAGTGCCATTTCGGTTAAAACCTTTATAAAAAATTCGGACTCTTGCCTTTGAAATAGTTTCATTATAAGGCTCTAAATTTCCATAAATGGCAACAGAAAAATATTTCAAATCATCAGTATTAATTGTTGCCACCACCATTATCCAAACTTACTTCGTTACTAATTGTCTTATCCGACTTTTCGCCATCTTTTTTCGCTGGTGCGCCAGCGCCCTCATTCCCAGATTGGGTAAAAGAAGAAGCAAGTGGAACTAACTTTTCTTGTAGGCCAAGCAGCTCATTTTCAATATCCTTCATTTCAAGTAGTTCCTTCTGGGTTAAGTCCGCGGCAACAGCAGGTAAAATATAGCTATAGCCACTTGAAGCAAGTTTAAAGGTCATATCAACATACTCAGAGGCATTATAAATGCTTACAGGTAAAATCTTATATTTAAAAGAAATTGAAGCATTAGAATAAAGCCTATTGGTTATGTTGGTAATAAAACGAGAAAGCTTATAAGCGAAAGGCATCATAAAGGCAATATCATTATTAATAGCTTTCTCTAGGGTTAAATTCCCGCTAGCAGAAAATAATTCTGAACTTACACCAGCTTCATCATAAATAATTTGTTTCGCTTTGTCTAAGTTTGAATTGCTATCGGAATCTCCTTCTGACCCTTTTACGTCAACGTCTGCGTAGGTCGTAAGAACGTCCACATTTGGATTATTCTTCATCATACCAACTGTACCAGAATGAATTTCGACCGCTTCGTCTGGTTCAAACAGTAAAGTTCCATCAGTCAAATGGGGAATTTTTTGAATGATGATTTTTTTAACTTCACTCTTATCTCTAGCTTTATCTGCTTCTATGTATTCTTCTCTATCTAAAATAGTAGGAATTAAAGATAAGAAGCAGGGCCTTCCATCATAAAAAGGAAAGCAAACTCCTAAGTCGCTTGGTATTAAATACCAGTTAGTTCTTTTTCCTTTTTTATATTGTTTATAAGCCTTAATAATCTCTTTGGGGTATGCTGCAAAGGCAGCTTCGCGGTCTTCTTTTCGAACAATTGTGTTAAAGTATGATAAATCAAACTCTATTAAGTCGTTACCGCTAGGGTCTTTATATCTTGAACAGCAATAAGATGCTGGTAATTCTAGTAGAGTAAAATGAGTTTTATCTAAAGTTTGAACAATACCATAATAAGCTCCATTAATTAACGCTTTTAGCGCAATTGAAGAACCTATCTCTGGGACATTAATTCTATCTATAAAAGCTAAAGCATCATAGTACTTTTTTTGTATCGTTTCATCAGTTATCTTCTTATTACGTGCAACAGCGGGGATTGTAATCCCGCAGTACTTTAATAAAGTTGCATAATGAATAAGAATGCGCCGATAAAACCCACTAGAAGCAAAATATTGTTTGGAAAGAGCAATTTGAGAAGCAACCGAGCCTTTATTTAAAATCTGCTCAATTTCCTCTCTTGTGTATTGTTTAATTGTAACGGTAGTCCGTCTGCTACCCCAACTAGTATTGTAACTAGTATCAGAGGTTGCTATCATAGATTCGACTGAACGACGAAAATCTTCAATCGAAAAGGTATGAAGTTTTTGCTCCATTGTTATCCTCCTCTAGTGTAGAAAACTAGCTTTCTAGTAGCATTCGCGCGCCTGCGCCAAGATTTTTTTTCTTCTTCTTCTATTTCTTTAATTCGCCATAATCCATACTCAAGAGAACTAAACTTATCTTTCAAGTACCTAGTATTAATCTGTTCAAGATTAATATCCATACCATTACCGGTTTTTTTAAGTCTTAAATTAGCCATTTCTTCAAAGAGCTTCGTTGTCATTTCATGCGGCATTAATCGCGCAATTCGCGATTCAACCGGCATCTTCTGACCAACTTTTGTAGAAAGAAGCTTATTTTTAGCTTCTTGCTCTTTTATTAAAAACTTAACTCGACCGCTAAAAATTTTCGTATAGCAATGACTATGAATTTGGCTATTAAGAGTAGAATTTGCTTTTATACAGTAAACATTATTAATACTATCTTTTGTTCTTAAAGCTTTATAATCATCATCATTAAATGGACAATATGCAGGATAAACAGCTCCGTCAATGTCTATTGTTGGCTTCGCCATAAAATCTAATAATCCTACGCCTACATTTCTTTCGATATAAATCGCTACTTTATATCCGTTCTCTTATGAACCGCTTTGTGTCACCACAAAGATAAGACCATATCTTCATCCTTTTTAAAGGAGACTCCCATTTCGATACGCTTGTATCTACTTCCTTTCGGAATGGTCGTTGAACGTTACTCAATATTATTCAGAATGTTTTGAAAAGTCTTCTTATTTTTAATTTTACCAATTGTATCTGGATGCAAACAAAATTCTTTTCCTAAATCAACATTCTTCTCACCAGAATTGCTTCTGTGATAAATTTCAATTACTTGTTCTTTTGTCAAAGTAGAGGCACCATTTATTTCTGCTCTTAAATTATTCTTAATAGCATGATGAATATTTTCTT